ACCACGCGGACGCCATGAGCGAGTCGTTCACGACCGACTTCCTGCGCGTCGTGGCAGGCATCCTCGGCGCGAGCGAGTCCGAGGCCCGGTCGATCAAGTTCCGCTTCGCGCCCGAGCGCCCGAACGTCAAGGAGCGCCTCGAGGCCGTGCAGGCCTTCACCCAGATGGGCGGCCGCGTCAGCGAGCGCGAGGTGCGCGACCTCCTCGGCCTTTCCGAGCCCCAGGACGGCGAGGCCGTCCTCGGCGGCGGACAGGCGGGTGGCAGCGGGGCCAACCCCCTCGCGGCCCTCTTGGGGCAAGGGAACGAGCCTGACGAGGGCGAGGAACCCGCCCCCGAAGCACCCAAGGTCGTGGCCCTCCGCAAGCGCAAGCGATGAAGCGACCCGCGCTCGACAAGCACCTGCGCCGCGTCCTGCGCGAGGCGCAGCAGTCGTACCGCCAAGCCCTCGCCGCCCAGGTGCGCGGGCAGGACGACCCCGCCCTCTGGGACGCCTTCTCCGAGGCCACCAGCGCCCTCCTGCTCGCCTCCTGGCTCGCCGGGGCGCGGCAGACCGTCACCAAGGCCCGCATCCCCGACAAGGCCGTCGAGGGGATGCTCGAGGACGGGGACGCCGTCACCTTCGCCGCCCTGCCCGATTTGAAGCTCGACGGCTTCGGCGGGGAGGCCATGAAGCCCATCGCGGACTGGTTCCGCCGCCGCGTGCCCATCAGCCGCAAGGACTGGGAGGTGCTCGTCGAGGCCGCCCGCCGCAGCGCCCGCGAGGTTGGGGACCACGAGCGGCAGAACGCCCTGCCCGACCTCCGCAAGCGCAGCCCCTTGCTGGACGGCCTCTTGCGCGGCGTCCTGTCGCGCCCAAACGCCGCAGGCGGCATCTCGGCCGTGAAACGGATCGTAAGCGATACGTTCTTCGTGACGGCCCTCAGCCCCGGCCAGACGGCCAAGGTGCAGGAGCTGATCGCCCGGGTGATCGAGGAGCGCCCCGGCAAGAGCGTGGTGGGCAAGGGGATCAAGGCGATGAACCTTGGGGACTTCGTCACCACGGCGCAGGTGCGCCTGGGGGTCGAGCTCTCGAGCGCGCGCCTGGAAACCGTGCTCAGGACAAACACCAACCGGGCGGCTACGGAGGGTGCGGCCGAAGTGCTGCGCGACGAGCGCGTGCAGGCGTTCGTGCCGCTGGTCGAGTACAGCGCGACGCGGGACAACCGCACGCGGCCGGCGCACCGGGCGCTTGACGGCTACGTGGGGACGATGGCAGACTTCGACCGCATGGGGATCACCCCGCCCTGCGGCTTCAACTGCCGCTGCGCGCTGATCCCGGTGTCGGCCTCCGACGCGATGGACAACGGCTGGACGCTCCCGAACGGGACGCTCGACTACCAGGCGATCAGGGCGCACAACGGCGCGCGGCAGGGCGTGATCGACCGCCGCGAGATCCCCGATCCCGGCTTCGTGAATGCGTAGACCACAAGGAGGAACGCTACGATGGGCGGCATGAGCACCCGGAACGAGATCAAGGCGCGGCTGGGCATCCTCGCAATCCCGAATGCGACATTGGGCGGCAGCAAGCGCCGATTCGCGGCCGCAGCAACCCCACAGCAGGTCAAGGCCATGCTCGTGAAGGCATTCAACCTAGATGGCGATTTCGTCGAACGTCTATGGGATGTGCGCCACAAGACGGACCTTGCGCGCACCTTCGATCTTGATGCTTACGACGATGCATGGAAGGTCAAGCAAGCCATTGAGCGTCTGCTGAACACCTGGCGCGCGCCCCTCGAGCAGGCCAACGCGTTGTATGGCCGAGATCAGATGGATCAGGCTTTGGCGATGGTGACGGGCGTGATCAGCAAGGCCAGTGCCGTGTCGGCGAAGTTGGGACAAATGGAGCGCGACATCGATCAGATTTTGGCGAAGGCAAAGCAGGGCCACGAGCAGAGAAAGCGTGGTCGGGCATGAGCACCGCACCTCGCCACCGCAAGAAGATCCGCGCCGGCATCATGGACCGCCTTGGGGCCGCCTACGGCGCCCTGACCGCGTCCCCGGTCGACCCGACCTCGCCGCAGTACAAGCAGGCGCTCGCCGCCGCCCGCAAGCAGGCGCAGGACGCGGTCGCCAACTACAAGTTCATGCGCGACAAGGCCAAGGCGCGTCAGGACGCGATGGACAGGTACGTGACGGCGGCGATCAAGACGATCAACGCCAGCACGAACGTGCGCGACGTGGAGCACTTCACGGAGCAAGTGCAGATCGCGGTGCGGGCGCTGGTGACGATGCAGTCGTCCGTGAAGACGCCGTTTGCCCGCCCCGGCGCGAAGGCGAAGATGGCCGTGGCCGCCGACAAGCGACAGATCGGCCTCTGGATGGATCAGGTGCAGAAGAACCTCACCCGCGCCGTCAACGAGGCGCGGTCGCTGCCGTCCGGCAGCAACGAGAAGTACGCCTACCGCCACCTCGTGCCGGCCCTCAAGACAATCATGCGTGGCCTGTACTCCGGCGATCACCGCATGGTCCGAAACGGCCTCTATGACCTGAAGACGCAGGCGATGGCCGACATGGGCGACGACTGGCGCAACTGGGTTCCCCGCGAGGTGGACGAATGGGTCGCCGGCGGCGGGCAGATGAAGTCCGCTCGCCTCGGTGCAGCCGTGTCCTTCGACCTGTGGACGCAGATCCAGCGAGACCTGATCGAGAAGAAGGCGCCGCCGCCGAGCGCTCGTGCATGGTCTTCGGTCATTGCCAAGCAGGTCGCCCTTGCGCGCGAGCTCGCGGCCGGCAGCTCGGCCTCGGGCACGCATCGCGGTCAGTACCGTCAGCAGGCCGAGTCGCTGTCCCTGCTGAGGACGGCGGTGCAGCGTGGGGACAAGAAGTACGCTCGCGGCATCATCAAGAACCTGCCGACCGAAATCACCAAGGATCTGCCGGCCGACCTGATTGCCTGGGCGCAGTCAAAGGGCACGGCCTCCCGCCCCGGCGCGAAGTCCACCCACGCTGCCGCCGACAAGCCCGGGCGCAAGGTCATGGCCGAGTCCGACCCCGCCGTCAGCGCCAAGATCCGCAAGCTCATGGCCGAGGGCAAGCCCCAGAAGCAGGCCGTCGCAATCGCGCTCGACATGAAGCGCCGAGGAGAAATCTGACATGGCACAGGCATTCATCTCGACCGGACAGCCCAACCTCCGACAGATGTCCGTGGACTCCGTCGCGGCGTCCTTCACCAACCGCGTCCCTACCGACGTCAAGCCGACTTCCGGCGTGGTGCTCGACATGGACCTCACCCAGGGCTACGCAAGCCCCAGCCTCATCCGCATCACGCCCTACGGCAGGCGCAGCGACAACAACACCTGGACGACCAGCGGGGCCACGACAAGCGTCCGCCTCATCGGCTGGCAGAAGTTCGACGACCGCAACAACTCGGGCGACATCTGGTGGATGCCGACGATCCTCGCGCAGTACAGCCTGCTGTTCGCCTCGGGCGCCACGCTGTATTCGTTCGGCACCCCGGGCGACATCGGGTTCTTCGGCGGCGGCACCAACCCATCTGCACCCGTGTTCCCGCCGGTCAACGTCTACACCCCGGGCGGCACTGCGGCGGGCAGCATCACCACCCCGGCGTCGTGGCTGGTCGACCTGGCGGGCGCGCAGCTCGTCACGGCCGACTTCATCGCCCCGGCACCGGGCGGCGGCCTGACCATCACGATGGGCCTCTTCTGGTACGCCATCTGACGTGCAGCGCGCCGCGCGAATGTCCCGTCCCGGCCTGACCGGATCGAGCCGGCAGTCGCTCCTGCTCGGGCGCGCCGGGGGCATCGTCCTCGAGGCCGTGCCCGACACGACCACGAGCACCAGCCTGCGCTGGACGGACGGCGACCTCAAGGAGGACGGGTTCAAGATCGAGCGGTCGACGGACGGGGTGACCTTCACCCAGATCACGACCGTGGGATCGGGCGTCTTCCAGTACAACGACACCGGGCTCACCGAGAGCACCGAGTACTACTACCGCGTCCGCGAGTACCTCGGCAGCGACGACGGCCCGTACAGCAACGTGGCCGCGACCTGGACGGTGCCAAGCACCCCCACCAGCCTGACCGCCACGGCCACGTCCTCGAGCCAGATCGACCTCGCCTGGACGGACGTGTCGACGGGCAACACGGGCTACGTCATCGAGCGCCGTTCCCCTGCCGGGAGCGGCACCTACGTCCAGGTCGGCACGGCGGGCGCCACGGCGACGAGCTACAGCGACACCCTGCTGACGGCCGCGACGCAGTACGAATACCGCGTGGCGGCGAGCAACCCCGCCGGCCTGAGCGCCTACAGCAATGCGGCCAACGCGACCACGCAGTCGGCCACCATCCCCAACGCCCCGACCGGGGTAAGCGCGAGCGCCAGCACCACGGCGGTCGCGGTCACGATCACCTGGACGGACGCTTCGGGCGACGAGGATGGCTTCTACGTCTACCGCAACACGTCGAACACCACGACGGGCGCGACGCTCCTGAACGCCCCGCTCGCGGGCATCCAGACCTACACGGACAACGCGACGAACAACCCGTCCGCGCCCCCGGCCATCGGCACGACGTACTACTACTGGGTCAGCGCCCACAACGGCGCGGGCGAAAGCGCCAAGACGGCCGCCAGCCAGAACGCGACGGGCGGGGTCACGACCCTCAACGTCCCGGCCGCGCCGACATCGCTCACCGCGACCGCCACGAGCACGACGCAGATCGACCTCGCGTGGACGGACAACGCCACGAACGAAACCGGGTACACGGTCGAGCGCCGCAGCCCCGCCGGCAGCGGCTCGTACTCGACCGTCACCACCCTGTCGGCTGGCGCAAACTCGTACAGCAACACGGGCCTGACCGAGAGCACGCAGTACGAGTACCGCGTCTATGCGACCAATGCGGCAGGCAACAGCGCCAACAGCAACGCGGCAAGCAAGTTCACGATCCCCGCGACCCCCACGGGCCTGACGGCGACGGCGGTCAGCAGCTCGCAGATCGACCTGGCGTGGACGGACGTGTCGACCGGGAACACGGGCCAGCGCATCGAACGGCGCAGCCCGAGCGGCAGCGGGTCGTACTCGACCCTGACGACCGTCAGCGCAACGGCCACGACGTACAGCGACACGGGGCTGACGGCGTCGACCTCGTATGAGTACCGCATCGTGGCGACGAACGCGGACTACGACTCGTCGCCGTCGACGGCTGCGAACGCGACCACGCAGAGCGGGGCGCTCACGCCCGCATGGAGCATCGACTGGTCTACGGGCACCCCATCGGGCTACACGCTGACCCGCGCCAGCAGCGGCACCTACGTGGACTCCTCGGGGTACATCGCGTCTGCGGC